TTGAATTTATGTATGTTTGTTGCATTGGTGTCAATGCCCTTAATGGTTCATTAACCCTCGGTGTTGTGTAATCTTGTATCAGCGTTACTACTTCGTGTGCCTGTTCTAAATATTGCGCATTATTATCTAAATTGCCCCGCTTTAGTTCTCTGAGAAAAGAACGTCTTTGTTTCTTTGTCATATAGATTCCTTGTTATTTTTACTATTTTTATCTCTGTATTTCTGCTAACCTAACCGTTATACTCCCTTTAAAGACTTGTGACTGTAAAAATATTTAGCACTAATATAGTTGAATAATATCAGTATATAATTCAATACACTAAATAAAGTTTATACTTGAATACCTATGTCTGATGATCTAATAAAAAAAATAGAGGAGAAATACCCTTTCTTATCAATCTGCCAATACGCAGGTGATGAATATATTGGTATCATAATGAATCGTGACAAGAGTATTCTTACGATGTATGACTATGATATGATTGAAATACCTGAATTAAAGAAGCATTTTTTAGAATTGGGTGAAACATGGTGGTGGGAATCTAGTAGGAATATACCAATCAATCTTTTTTTAAAACACGAATGGGATGTATTTAAAAATTACAAGCGTGTATTCACGAACAAGAATGTTAAAATATTATGTGGTCCAAACACTAGCCTAACCGAAATAGCAATACAGAAGAAGAAACGAAAATCAATTATTCTCGTTCGTCGTGTTGAATGAACTCTTCATTAATTATGTTCATATGAAGTGCTACTAACATCGCATATGATACTGCATGTGCTTTCTTAAAATAGTAACTACCATCATTCGGCTTATCCCAAATACCCTCAGCTATTTCTCCCCACGACTTATCCAATAAGTGCCGCTTCGCTGGTCTAACTAGTGCTAAAAACATAGCCATCTTCGGAATACTATCAGGACGCAATCTACATATTAAATCATTGTAATTCCCAATGTGTATTACGTGTTCGCAAAAATCCTTATCTAGTAATTTCTCCCACTGTGGTTTCTGTGCGAGTAAATGTTCATAGTGATCTTGATCTTTGATGAGTTTATATACTGAAACATTCAAGAAATCAACCTTGAAATATCCACGAGTATCAGCTTCTTTATAATCAATACTTGCACAATCATGCACAGGATCATACGGAATATCAGTAACATATACACCACTATTATGATGCTTTGATTCCGTATTAGTTTCTTGTCTTGCTGGTATGTGTTTAATCAAATTAAGTATATCTTCACGGTCAGCAAAATCAATGTCAATATCAGCATTATGTGCCATATTTACCAACCCGCCTTAGTTAACATTTCTTTGGTATATACCTGGTCTTCCTCATAATCATTAAACTTTTTTTGCCAATAATCTGGTGCAATGTAATCCCATATGATTGCTATTTGATCCTCGTTTAAACCATTTAAAAACTGCTGTCCGCTGTCACAATTGTATATAACCCACGCACTCAGTTCACCTTTTGTAATAGCAAGACATATCGCATTAGTGCCACCTTTTCGCAATAAATCTGAGTATACGTTATTGGTTAACTCTGCCCAGTTAACACCATGCCGTAACCCACGACTTAATGCATCGGTCGAATGTTCGGTATGTAATAATTTTAACTTATATTCAGCATACGTCGAATCCTTTGCCCAATGATCTAATTTTTTTCCACTTCCAATCACAAAATCGGCAAATTTAGCTGGATTAATAGCATTGATATCATTGCAATACCTACCAAACTTTACAAAAGCATTATAATATGAACTTTTTATAAAATCCTCCTCCGATTTTAATTTAGCTGACCCTTGTGAATATTCATAGAATTTTAGGTATGTGTTAAACCCATTACGAACACCTTTTTCAGTTCGTTCATTGTATCTTTTCTTTGGTTCACATAAATGAACGATTAATGATTTTTCACGCTTAAAATCTTTATTACAAAATTTACAAGCATAGACCTCAACTTCCGCTGTCTTTTGCATATTTTGTCAACTCCCGTTTAGTAACGAAATTACTTAATACTTCAATATCTTCTTCTTTGTATAGGGGGTACATATCAGTTAATATCCGTTTAATATCTTGTTTGCTTTTGGTGGTTTCCTTTTTCTTAGCCTTAATCCAAGTGTGGTTTTGTTTGCCTATACCTGGACTACTAGCAACCAATGATAGGTATTGTAATTTTGGATGTCTACCAATATCAAATAAATGTTTATTGCTGTAATGATTGGTACTTGCTAGATAATAGTGCTGTAATTCATTTGACCCATCAACACTAGCCATCCATTTATTAGTTAGGAATGCAGTGAACCCTTTCTTCTCTTCATCAGATAAAGAATCATACAATGTATAATCTTTCTTATCCAATGATGCCAATACTTTAAAAATATCTAGCTTATGTGCCATTTTACCATGCCTTGCTATAATCAACGACTTCACAATTACGCGATACCGTACTAATGAAATATACCACAGGTGCACCAGGCTCGTCACTTAGTGGCACAGCTAGATACTGCCCGTTTTTTAGTTTTGGTGAATACCACTGAACTTCATTGTATATATCAACGACTTCAATTGGTAAAAACTCTGCCCTTGTACTACTAAGACTATTAAATTCAAATACCTTGAAATCTCTATCATTTATACTAGTTAATTGCATTGCTTCTAAGTCACCCAACTCTTCTTCACCAATTAGCACATGCCAATCCAATGGCATTTTGATCACATGTTTGCCTATTTTAAGCACCAGTGATGGACTAGCGAAACTCTCTAAGAATATAAGGGGAATATAAAAATAATCTGGTTCTTTTGGGTTACTGTTATCTAATATTGCAAATCGCAAATCATCTATTTCTTCTGGCAGGGAGTCTAGGTTATAACTACGGTTGTCATCTAATGTGTGTATTCTCATTCTGTTAGTATATACTATTTTTCACTTCCAATCAAGTTTTTCTATAGAAAAAGGATACCCTGCCTCACGATAAAAGGATTTTCGTTTTCCTAGATGCCGTTTGGCAAATTTACATGTGCTTGTTATGTCCCAAATCTGAACAAAGTCTTTGTCTTTTGCCTTGCGAACTCCCCGGCCAATTGACTGAATAACCCTAACGAAAGACTTACCAGGCTCAATAAGCACAAGGTTGAAAATCCTAGGAATATTAATACCAACGGCAGCAACGCCATATGTTGCAATAATGATTTTATCATCTGTGCCAGCCACTTCATCATAATGTTCTTGTCTATCCTTTCCTTTCGTTGCACCACTTACAAATACTGATCCATCCAATCGTTCAACCAATTCTTTGCCAGCACTAATCCGATCCACCAATACTAACGTGTTTCCAGATGAATTTGCTTTTCTTATTAAATCAGCCATTGCATCTAGGCGACTTTCATCTGATAACAAATACTTTAATTCACTCTGATAGTTAGTATGTTCAACAAGATCTATTAGTTGCACTATATTCACATGGCATTTAGCCAATACTCCTTGATTCTGCAAGTCATAAGCACTAATTTTATTTATTACTGAACCAATACTTACTTCCAATGCTTTGAATTCAAAATCTTCCTTTGGCATAGTACCAGTAAAACCCCACCGCAACGGTATATGTGCCATTGCCCCCGTAAGCAATCCCTTCAATGCATCAGCTTTGATTCCATGGCACTCATCAACTATCACGCAAACCACCCCCTCCAAGAACTCACCAATTGTAATATCGGCTGATTGGTTTTTAGTTTGTTTCAGCAAACTATTAAGACTTTGCCAGGTGCATACAGTGTGTTGTTTGCCATACTCTTTCCTGTCCCCATAGAATACACCAACATCCAATTGCATATTAATGTAATCTTCTTCTGTTTGCACTACCAATGACTTGTTTGGCACGATAACAATACTTCTGCCGTATTGTTCAACCCGTTCCGATAACGAGGCTGTCATTAAAGTTTTGCCAGATCCAGTAGCAATCTCTTGTAAACATTGAGGGTTTTTCAAAAATGCATTTATGGCTTCCACCTGGTAATCTCGCATTTGAATTGGTTGATCGGCGCATGTGTGCTTCGTTGGCCAATTAATTACCTGGTAACTATTTTCGGTAACTTCATCAAAATGGAATGTTGTTTGGTATTCTCGCAAATCATTTAATTCAACTGAGTATCCATCGCTATCTAAAATAGGCAATATAATTGGCAATAGATTAATGTATGTGCTACCACCTAGCTGGAAAAATGCTATTTTGCCATCCCATCTACCCAATTTGACAGAAGGTAGATACCTTGCATGGGGGATTAGATACTTTAATTTATTGACTAATTTTTTTCTAGTCCCAAGATCTAGTCCTGTGATCTTGCAATTCACTTCATCTTTTACAGTAATTATAGCTTGCTTCATAAATGTATTATACCATAAATTAAAAACTATTGTGCATACATTTGGGCTACACTAATGCTTTCCGATTGGTGAATCATTTCAAAAACTTCATCGTTGATAAAATGAGCACGGCACGAACCATTGAAAAATTACGAACGTGCGACATTATACACCCTTCTTCGTTTAACCAATTAAAGAAGGGTGTATAATACCACAAATAGCCGTACAGTCAACTATCTTCTGACAGTTGTATAAATGAAATGCTTTTGTTAATATTTAAGTTGGGTCAACTGCAATATTAATATCATCAACCATTATATCACAAGTTAATGTCGAATTATCTGGAATTCTATAATGCCAATCGCCAACTGTGCCGTTCTCATTCATTGCCACAGATGCATCAAATACTTGTGGTTCACCATCCACCATTGCATTAGTCTTCCCATCAGATACAGTGGTATTACTGTTAATGTCCCCAGCGTCGGAAGACATCACCGTATGTTCGCTATCCTTCCATACAACCGCATGCAAGTTTGCAAAATATAATATTCCCCCAGTCGCTGTTATAACCAATGGCAAATTACCACTAAGCGCCGAATCAATATCAAATGAACACAATGCCGTGGCAACTGCATTTGCCTGTGTTTCATCATCTTGTGTTGGTGATGCTATAATTGCACCAGTAAATACTTCATTGTTATTCAACTGAATGCTGATGGTTACATTTCCGGTGTCCGAAAATGCACTGCCCATTAAATCTACTCGTCTATTTGCCATAATTAATCTCCGTTGTAATTGTTATCACACATATTTATGCTTTTTCTATCAATATCTTCTTCTATGCATTTCTCACCATACTGAATTTCGATGATATCAAGCCTTTCATCAGTATTGTTCTCTAGTTTATGCCAATGTTCCCGTGGGATTTTAATTTGGTCAAACTTTTTTAAATTATCATATTTAACATTCCCAATCATCACCGTTCCAGATCCCCCCGATACAAACCAATGTTCACTTCGGTGATTATGCTTTTGGCAACTTAATGCTTTACCAGGATCAACAGATAACAATTTTACTTTATACCCAGTACATTCATACAGCACACGATAATATCCCCAATCTCTAGCTGTCGTTGGTGCTTTCCATTCATCTAATATCCACCTTGATGAATTCTTCTTATATTCACCACCAATCCCATATGCGAATGTCACTGTTGCATCATCCCTAAACGCATCTACTTCAGGAATGT